AGACTCGTTCTTTGCATCTGTTTATCCTACTATTACTTCTGGTAAAAACACCAAGGTAATCATTGTATCCACGCCACATGGTATGAATCATTTCTACCGTATGTGGCATGATGCAGAAAAAGGTAAGAATGAATATATACCAACAGATGTTCACTGGTCAGAAGTTCCCGGTAGAGATGATGAGTGGAAAGAAACCACCATCGCAAACACGTCAGAGCAACAGTTTAAAGTTGAATTTGAATGTGAATTCTTAGGATCTGTAAATACTCTTATTAATCCAGCAATTCTAAAAAATCTCATTTATGAAGATCCTATCCAGAAAAATGCTGGTCTTGATGTTTATGAGCAAAGCAAAAACGAACACAATTATCTCCTTACTGTTGATGTTGCTCGTGGTTTGGGCAATGATTATTCTGCATTTATCGTTGTTGACATCACAGAATTTCCCTATAAGATAGTTGCCAAATATAGGAACAATGAAGTGAAACCAATGTTGTTCCCAAATATTATTCAACAAACTGCAAAAGGATATAATGATGCGTGGGTACTAATAGAAGTTAATGATATTGGAGAACAGGTAGCAAACATTCTTCATTATGACTTGGAGTATGAAAACATGCTCATGGCAGCGATGCGAGGTCGTGCTGGTCAAGTTATTGGTCACGGATTTTCAGGTAAAAAATCACAGATGGGTGTTAGAACGACCGCTCAAGTTAAAAAACTTGGTTGTTCTAACTTAAAAATGTTAATTGAAGATTTTAAGTTATTAACATTAGATTATGAAATAATCTCCGAACTGACTACTTTTGCTCAGAGACATAATTCTTTTGAAGCAGAAGAAGGATGTAATGATGACCTTGCAATGTGTCTTGTTATTTTTGCTTGGTTGGTAGCACAAGACTACTTTAAGGAGATGACTGATAATGATATTCGTAAGAGAATCTATGAGGAACAAAAAAATCAAATTGATCAGGATATGGCACCATTTGGATTTTTAGATGATGGCATCAATGATATGACATCTTTTACTGATGATCAAGGTGATCGTTGGCACATGGACGAATATGGTGATCGGTCATTTATGTGGGACTATACTTAATGGATTTAGATGATCAAATTGAACTAGAACATATACTCTTAACTGAACGTAAATGTAGAATTTGTGGTAAAGTGAAAAATTTGATAGATGGATTCTATCTTACACGAAAGGGAAGAAGAGCTTTACCATCGGCATATTCTTATGAGTGCAAATCCTGCACTATTGGTAGAGTAAAGAATAATAAGAGGTGTAGTAATGTTTGGGAATACCCAGATTGGTAAGGTTCATGCATCGTTTCCCCACTGAAAAGTGCGTTTTCAATAAATAATTTCAGATAAATTCTGGTTTGGGAGTAATTACAGATGCCACTTAACCTAGCATCTCCTGGCATTGTTATTAGAGAGGTTGACCTTACAGTAGGAAGAGCAGATGCCACTAGCGGTGCCGTTGGTGCTCTGGTTGCACCTTTTGCTAAGGGACCTGTTGAAGATCCAATTCTCATCACTGATGAGGGTGGATTATTAAAGACTTTCGGAGAGTCTTACAATAGTAGTAAGCATTATGAGTACTGGATGGTAGCATCTTCGTACCTTGCTTATGGCGGAAATATGCGTGTCGTCAGAGCAGATGACGATAACCTTACTAATGCCTATGTTGGCACTGCTACTAGCATCAAAATCAAGAGTACCGAACACTACGGTCAACTTGGTTATCAAGACAACACTATTACCAACGTAACTTTTGCTGCTAAGAACCCTGGTTCTTGGGCAAACGATATCAAGGTTGCTATTCTTGATAGTAGAGCGGATCAAATCATTTCTGGTGTTGTAACTAATACTGCTGCTTTAGCAGTTGGTTATGGTGTTACTCAGACTGTTGATGGAACTCTTCCTAAATCAGACGGAACAACCGAAGCACTTGATGGTCATCTCAAGGGAATTATCACTGGTATTTCTGGTGATGGTAGTTCTAGTTCTCCTTATGCGATTGAAGTAAAAGTTCTCTCTCACGTTTCTGCTGCGAGCACAGAAACTGAAGTTGACTATCAGGCAGGTGGTCTTTACAAGTTTGACGTTTCCAGACTTCTGTCGTTCCACAATGGTGGATCAGGCGCTGGTACTACTACTACCTTTAATACACCTGCAGACTGGTTTGATCAGCAAGAGATTGTTTTGACTGGTCCAAACATCAAATGGAACAACGTTGCAGAAAGACCTGGTACTTCTGACTATGCCGCTGCTAGAAATTCCAGATTTGATGAAGTTCATGTTCTGGTCTATGATGATAAGGGTGAGGTAACTGGCAACGCTGGAACAGTCCTTGAGAAGCACCTTGCTCTTTCTAAAGCAAAGGATGCTGAGTATTCCCTCGGAAGTACTGCTTATTGGAGATCGTATCTATATACAAACTCTGATAACCTCTTCGGTGGTTCGGCACCTGCTGGTATTGTAACTTCTCACTTTAGCACTGGTTTCACCCAAGGTTCTGATACTGGTTGGGATCAAAATGCTCAAGGTATTAAGTTTGCCGGTATTGGTAACACAACTCTGACTCTGGGTGGTGGTAAGAATTATGATGATGGAAGTGACACTTCCGCAACCAATGCTTTCGCACCCGAACTGAATAAATTGGTAACTGGTTATTCTCTCTTTGAGAATGCTGACAACTTTGAGGTTGATTTCCTCCTCATGGGATCTGGTAATCACACCGAAGCAAAGGCACAGGCACTTGCTAGCAAATTGATTGCTGTTGCTGAAGCAAGACAGGATGCTATTGCATTCATCTCCCCTTACAGACAAGCTTTCCTCAACGATAGTTCTGTCGGAACGGTAACCGTTAATAGTGATTCTACTATCACTGATAATCTCGTCGGATTCTACGGTCCAATCACTTCTTCATCTTATGGAATATTTGATAGTGGTTATAAGTACATGTATGACCGTTTCAACGATACATTCCGCTATGTTCCTTTGAATGGTGACATTGCTGGACTGTGTGCTAGAAATGACCTGACTCAGTTCCCATGGTTCTCTCCTGCTGGTACTGCTAGAGGAGCTATCCTGAACGCAGTCAAACTGCCATACAATCCAAACAAAGCACAAAGAGATACTCTGTATTCTAACAGAATCAACCCTATTATCTTCTCCCCAGGTGAAGGAATTGTCCTCTTCGGAGACAAGACTGGCATGGCAAAAGCATCTGCTTTTGATCGTATCAACGTTCGTAGATTGTTTATCTTCCTTGAAGATGCTATTTCTGCTGCCGCAAGAGATCAACTCTTTGAATTCAATGATGAAATCACAAGAACTAATTTTGTGAATATTGTTGAACCATTCCTTCGCGACGTTCAGTCTAAGAGAGGCATCTTTGATTATGTCGTTGTTTGTGATGAAACAAATAACACCGCTGCCGTCATTGACAACAACGAGTTTGTCGCTGATATTTTCATCAAACCTAACAGATCTATTAACTTCATCGGTCTTACCTTTGTTGCTACTAGAACCGGCGTTTCGTTCAGCGAAGTCGTCGGTAACGTCTGATAAAGTCTAATATTATTAATCACTTAGAGGTTAACTCAAATGGCAACTAGAAACCAACTCAACCCACCTCCACTAAGGAAGATTACTGACTTCAAGAGCAAGTTATCTGGTGGCGGTGCACGTTCAAATCTATTTGAATGTGAACTTTCTTTCCCTGATGCCGTCTCGGTTGATGGACTGAATGATATCCTTAATAAGGCACGATTTTTGACAAAGGCAGCAAACCTACCTGCCTCAAATGTTGCCCCAATTGAGGTTCCATTCAGAGGAAGAATGCTCAAGATTGCAGGTGATCGCACTTTTGATACGTGGACAATCACTGTTATTAACGACACCGATTTCTCCATCCGTTCTGCTTTTGAGAAGTGGATGAATACAATCAACCGTGTCTCTGATAACACTGGTGTGACTAATCCAGCAGATTATCATGCTGATGCCTATGTCTATCAACTTGATAGAAACGGCGATACCCTGAGAAAGTATCACTTCTATGATGTGTTCCCAACTCAGGTAACTGCTATTGAACTTGGATATGACCAAGGTCAGAACATCCAAGAATTCCAGGTTGAACTTCAAGTCACCTGGTGGGAAGCAGTTAGAGGCACTGGCGCTAATTCGGGCGGAGAAAACATCAACTAAATAGTCAATAATAAGTCAAACGTTTTATAAGATGGCTCGCCTTTTTGGTTTTTCACTTGATGATGTAATTAAGAAGTCACCTACGGTTGTCTCCCCCGTTCCTCAAAATAATGAGGACGGGGTTGATAATTATATTAGTAGTGGATTTTATGGTTCTTACCTTGATATTGAAGGTGTTTATAGAACCGAACATGACCTGATTAAGAGGTATCGTGAAATGGCACTTCATCCCGAAGCGGATGGTGCTATTGAAGATGTTGTTAATGAAGCAATCGTTAGTGATCTATACGATTCTCCAGTAGAAATTGAACTCTCCAACTTAAACTGCACAGAAAGATTAAAGCAGATTATTAGAGCAGAGTTTAAATATATTAAAGAGATGTTAGACTTTGATAAGAAGTCTCATGAAATTTTTAGGAATTGGTATGTTGATGGTAGAGTTTATTACTTAAAAGTAATTGATCTTAAAAATCCTGGAGCAGGTATTCAAGATTTAAGATATATTGATCCGATGAAGATCAAGTATGTCCGTCAAGAGAAGAAGATGGACAAGAGAGGTCTTGCAATTCAAAATACTTCATCAGTAACTCAACGAGGTAAGGAAGCACCTGTTGTTGAACCAGATATTGAAGAGTTTTTCATATATACCCCAAAGAAAAATTATCCAAGTGGAGCTTTCTCAGGTGCTGGTGGTAAGAAAGATTCTGTAAAAATTGCAAAAGACGCAGTTTCATATTGTAGTTCTGGTCTTGTAGATAGAAACAAAGGAACTGTTCTTTCTTATCTTCACAAAGCGATCAAGGCACTCAATCAACTGAGAATGATTGAGGATTCTTTGGTCATCTATAGATTATCAAGAGCACCAGAACGCCGCATTTTTTATATTGATGTTGGCAATCTTCCTAAAGTAAAAGCAGAGCAATACCTTAAAGAGGTCATGTCTCGCTATAGAAATAAACTTGTCTATGATGCGAACACTGGAGAAATCCGTGATGATCGTAAGTTTATGTCAATGATGGAGGATTTTTGGTTACCTCGCCGTGAAGGTGGTCGCGGAACTGAAATCACAACTCTACCTGGTGGTCAGAATCTGGGAGAACTCTCGGATATTGAATATTTCCAGAAGAAACTTTACAGAGCACTTGGTGTTCCTGAATCCAGAATCGCTGCTGATGGTGGTTTTAACCTTGGTCGTTCTTCTGAAATTCTGCGTGATGAACTGAAGTTTTCTAAGTTCGTTGGTCGTTTGAGAAAGCGTTTCTCTGCATTGTTCAACGATATGCTCAAGACTCAACTAATTCTGAAGAATATAATTACTCTTCAGGACTGGGAAGAGATGGGTGATCACATTCAATATGATTTTCTTTATGATAATCAGTTTGCTGAACTTAAAGAATCTGAGATGATTCAGAGCAGACTGACGAATCTTGCAACTATTGAACCTTATATTGGTAAGTTCTATTCTACAGAATATGTAAGAAAGAAAGTTCTTCGTCAGACTGATCAAGAAATCATTGAGATTGATGCTCAGATTGAAGATGAAATTGTAAAAGGTATTATTGCAAATCCAGCAGCAGTTGATCCTGTCACTGGACAACCAATCGCAGATCCCATGAGTGCTGGTGCAACTCCAACAGAACCAGACTTAGAATCACAAGGTAGTGCTACTGAAGTAGACGGAAAACAAGCAGAGATATAAATAGAACATATACATCATTGTTTCATGGAAAATAGTATTGTAGATTTGATTGCACAGGATTCTTCTGCGGCGGATGTTTCCGACGCAATTAAAAATTCTTTGTATGCAAAAGCTGCTGAAAGAATTGACGCTGCAAAACCACATGTAGCAACTTCAATGTTTGACGAACCTGCAGAGGATGAAGTTGAAAATGAAGTAACTCAAGACTCACAAGAGGATCAAGAATAATGGCAAGAACTTTATGTAAAGGTGCTGAGGCAGCCTGTCCAACAACAACTGGAGCTGCAACTAGTTTTTCTCAGGCGACTGTCGTTCGCCTAGTTAATACACATAGTAGTAATCATCTTGTCACTGTCGTTGAAACTCAAAGTGGTGATGTTGTTGGTTCTTTTACACTACCAACAGGATCAGTTGAATATCTAGAAAAAAACCCTACTCAGTGTGTATTTGCCGCAAATGCTGGAGTATTAGGTTCAAAAGTAGGATTTACCGCATAAAAAAATGAAACTCATCACAGAAGAAATTTCGGACATTCAAATTATCACCGAAGGTAGAGGTGCTAAAAAAAGAATGTGCATTGAGGGCGTATTCCTCCAAGGCGAAATCAAAAATCGCAATGGAAGAATGTATCCTATTCGGACCCTTGCTAATGAAGTATCTCGTTATAACGAAAGTTTCGTTAAAAAAGGTCGTGCTCTAGGTGAACTCGGACATCCTGATGGTCCTACTGTAAACCTTGACCGCGTTTCTCACAAAATTACTTCACTCACTCAAGAGGGCAATAATTTTAAAGGTAAAGCACAACTCCTTGATACCCCTATGGGTAAGATTGCACAATCTCTGATTGGTGAAGGAGTAATGCTTGGTGTTTCTTCTCGTGGTGTAGGTTCACTTCGTATGACCAATGAAGGTCATAAAGTTGTTGGTGAAGATTTCATGTTAGCAACTGCTGCTGATATCGTTGCCGATCCTTCTGCTCCTGATGCTTTTGTTTCTGGAATCATGGAAGGAAAAGAGTGGGTTTGGGAAGGTGGAATCCTTCGTGAACAACTTGCAGAAAAGACTCAGAAGAGAATTAACACTCTTGTTGATCAAAAAACCCTTGACGAGCATAAGCTCCAGTTATTTAATGATTTCTTATCAATTCTTTGATTTATAAATAAATATAGATTATACCAAATTTAATCGATACAAATGTCCGCTAATAGCAACTTACAGGAAATGGAAAACGCAGTAACTAAAGGAGCTGCTCCCGCTGAACCAATGCAGGCTAGTGGTGTTCCTTACGAAGATCTTGGGGGTCCAACTCCTGAGAACTCCAGACCAGACGACGACTCTAACAAACTCGCAACTCCTGGCGCTACCCTTAAGCAAGTTAAGGATGTAGTAAACGCCAAGGCTGCTCCTGCTGAAGAAGTAGAAGTAGATGAGGATCAAGAAGTCGTTGCTGAAGCTGAAGAAGAAACCGCTGAAGAAGTAGTATCTGAAGAAGAGACTACTGAAGAAGAGGTTGTAGCTGAAGCAGAGGAAAACACTGAGGGAGTCATCCAAGAACAAGAGATTGACATCGAGGGCGATGTTCAAGCTCTGCTTGAGGGTGAAGAACTCTCCGAAGAGTTCCAAGAAAAAGCACGCACTATTTTTGAAGCTGCTATTAAGACGAAAGTTTCTGAGATAAAAGAAAACCTTGAGACTGCTTACGAGCAGGCACTCGTGGAAGAAGTTCAAAACATCAAAGAAGCACTGGAAGATCGCATCGACGGTTATCTTGAGTATGTTGCCGATGAGTGGGTTCAAGAGAATGCACTTGAAGTTGAGCAAGGTCTCAAGACTGAGATGACCGAATCTTTCCTTGAGGGTATGAAAACCCTTTTTGAAGAACATTATGTAACAATCCCTGAAGATAGATATGATGTGCTTGAAAGCATGGTAGATAAATTAGATGATATGGAGTCTAAACTCAACGAGCAAATTGATCGCAATGTTGCTCTTAATCGTAGATTAGCCGAATCCACTTCTGACGTAATTTTCGCAGAAGTTGCCGAGGGACTCGCTGAGACCCAAAAGGATAAGTTCGCTTCTCTCGCTGAAAATGTTGAGTTTGAAAGTGACAGAAACTATCGTGAGAAGCTTGTAACTCTGAAGAAGTCTTACTTCCCAGAGGAAACTGGCGCTCAGAGAGATCACACTGAGACAATCTCTGAGGGAACCGAATCTGTAGAGTCGAAATCCGTCTCTCCAATTATGGAATCCTACATGCAGACTCTTAGTAGGGTCGCTAAAAAGTGATTATTAATTATAGTTCAAACTAACTTTTAAACCGAGGTAAAATTCAAATGCAAATGCCTTCTAACGAGGTACTGCAGGAGAAGTGGGCACCCCTTCTGGACTACGACGGTCTTGATAACATCAAGGACAATCATCGTAGAGCAGTTACCGCTCAACTCCTGGAAAACCAAGAAATCGCTCTTCGTGAGGAAAGTGCTTTCCTCTCCGAATCTCCAACCAACGCTGTTGGTAACGGAGGTTACACCTCCGGCGGCGGTCAAACCGTTGCTGGTTTCGACCCCGTTCTGATCTCATTGATCAGACGCTCTATGCCTAACCTGGTCGCTTATGACCTCGCTGGCGTACAACCAATGACCGGTCCTACTGGACTGATCTTCGCAATGCGTTCACGCTACAAGACTCAGGGCGGATCCGAAGCTCTGTTCGACGAAGCAGATACCGCATTCTCTGGTCAGAACAACTCTTCCAACCTCGCTAACGGATTTACCGCTGGTAGCGTTGGTATGGGTACTACTGGTCAGTCTGGTTCAAACCCTGCCGCTCTGAACCCATCTTCGGGTATCAACGGTTCAACATACTCTGTTGGTCAGGGTATGCGTACAGACGACGCTGAAGATCTTGGAAGCGGTGCTTCTGACACCTTCAACGAAATGGCATTCTCGATTGAGAAGGTCACCGTTACTGCTAAGAGCAGAGCTCTGAAAGCAGAATACTCCCTGGAACTCGCCCAGGACCTCAAGGCAATCCACGGTCTGAATGCTGAAGCCGAACTGGCTAACATTCTCTCCACTGAAATCCTTGCGGAAATCAACCGCGAAGTCATCAGAACCATCTATCGTGTTGCTGAGCAAGGTGCTGCCACCAATGTTGCAACCGCAGGTGCTTTTGACCTCGACGTTGACTCCAACGGTCGCTGGTCTGTTGAGAAGTTCAAGGGACTTATCTTCCAGATCGAAAGAGACGCTAACGCGATTGCTCAGCGCACTCGTAGAGGCAAGGGTAACATGATCATGTGCTCTGCTGACGTTGCTTCCGCACTGACCATGGCTGGTGTACTTGATTACACCCCTGCTCTTAACGCCAACCTGAACGTTGATGACGCCGGTAACACCTTCGCTGGTATTCTTGCTGGTAAGTATCGCGTTTACATCGATCCATATGGTGCTAACAACGCCGCTGATCAGTACTATGTTGCTGGTTACAAGGGTGCTTCCCCATATGACGCTGGTCTATTCTACTGCCCATACGTTCCTCTTCAGATGGTTCGTGCCGTTGGTCAGGACACCTTCCAGCCCAAGATCGGATTCAAGACTCGCTACGGCATGGTTGCCAACCCATTCGCTCAGGGTACAACCGTCGGCGCTGGTGCTCTTACCCAGAATACCAACCGCTACTACCGTCGCGTCAAAGTTCAGAATCTTATGTGATCCTGGTTCACATATTTCTTCAGGGGGGTCGCAAGACCCCCTTTTTTTGTCTAAATATAGTATAAGATTTAAATACTATGCCAGAGAAAAAAACTTTTAGTGAGTTCATGAATTTCTTTGGAAATAAAAAGCAACCTTCAACTTCACCATCAGTTTCCAAAGACACAAAGGTTCTAGCGTATAAAAATTATAATCCAGGTGTTTTAAACAAAACTACTGGAGAGTTTACCCAACGTGACCATACACCAGATGAAGCAAAGAGATATGGTTGGAAACCTGTAAAAACAAGTTCTTATGGTCCTGAAGATACCACATCTCAGGCATATAATACTGGAAAGGATAAAGTTCAAAGAACTGCCGATGGAACTTCCTTTACAGGTGCTACAAGAGGTGTAGCAGTTCCTTATAAGTACAAAGCAGGTGAAGTCCCAAAAGGAACTTGGACAGGAACTCCGTCAGTAAAGTTTGGTACTAATGTCCAGTTTACCCAAAAACCAATGGGTACAGACACTAAGGTAACAAATGCAAAAGTAAGAGATACTGGCAATTTTGGTGCGGCTGGTGAGGTAAATAAGAGTACCAGTTTTGATTTGATGAGACAGACTGCTAGAGATGTAACTAATAATTCAAAATTAACTCCAACACAATATGGAAAAAGAACACTATATTCTCGTATTAAAGATCGTAACAAGTAATTAACATGACTGTTTCTCAATTTAGAAACCAAATACAAAACAGAAATTTCCTTTCTCCTGCTGGGTTTAATTTTTCACTCTCAAAGGAACCAAAGGCATCTTTCTTCTGTACGAGTGCCACGATTCCAGAAATTAGTCTGGCGGTTGAAAAGCAACCTTCTTATCTGAAAGACCTTGACATCCCAGGTCAGAAGTTGACGTATGGAGATCTTACACTAAGATTCTTAGTAGATGAGGATATGTCAAACTATATGGCAATTCACAACTGGTTGACTGGTCTTGGATTTCCCGAAAGCACTCAAGACTTTAAGGACTTGATTACTGACTCTGATGGAATTCATGATATGGAGGAACAGTTTAGTGATGGTTCTCTCACTATTTTGAATAGTAATTACAGAGCAAACACAATTGTCAAGTTCAAGAATCTGTTTCCGATTGGGTTGACCTCTCTTGACTTTGATACCACCGTCACGGACATTCAGTACTTTACAGCACAGGCAAGATTCAAGTATACTGTATACAATATCCTCGATCAGGACAACAGAACTCGCTTATGATGGACCTTGACAAAATTCAGGAGATGTGGCAGAAAGATTCTATCATTGATCCTGATAACTTACATAATGAATCATTAAAAATACCACAACTTCACTCTAAGTATTATACAATTTACAATACACTCACACTTCTCAGAGAAAAGGCAAGAGACTCTTATAGGAAGGTAAAACTTGAAAGATATAACTACTATACAGGAAAGGCACCTGCTGAGGTTTATGAGAGAGAACCATTTGACTATAAGGTTCGGGAGAAAGACGCTATACAGAGGCATCTAGACGCCGATGAGAAACTAACTACAATTGACTTGAAGATCCGTTATTATGATGTTCAGTTAAAGTTTTTGGAAGAAATTATCAAAACTGTTGCTAACAGGACCTTTCAAATTAAAAATGCAATTGAGTGGCAAAAGTTTCAAGCAGGATTCTAATGGAAGATCAAGAATTTGATTACCAAGTAAATTTGACTATATCGGATGTGCGTCTTTTACATTATTCTGTTTTGGAAACTATTAAATATTGGCCAGGAGCACCTGCCAGACCATATGAAGAACAAGAGCATCTTTGGTATATGCGCGATAGTCTTCAAAGAGTGATATTAGATTATACTTTCAATCAACAGTGAACAATATAAGTATACAGTGGGGTAATAAATATTCATAGGTGAACCTATGAGTTATGTCTCATTTGATTATATCAAAAAAGAATGAAGTATATTTACAGGTTAAGGCAGAACCTCATGTATACTACGAATTATCAGACCAGTTTACCTTTGAGGTTCCGGGCGCAAAATTTATGCCCCAGTACCGTAGTAAGTATTGGGATGGAAAAATTCGTTTATTTAATACGCAGAACGGGGAGATATATGTAGGTCTGTTAGATAAAATTACAAGTTTTTGTGAGTCTCATGGGTATACTTATGAATTTGTTCATAATAAGTTTTATGGTACACCTTTTGAGGTAAATGAGCTTATTTCAAAAGAGGGTGTCAAAGACTATATGACATCTATCAGCAAGTATGCTCCCAGAGCGTACCAGATTGAGGGTGTGTACGACGCCTTAAAACATAATAGAAGGTTGTTGATATCCCCAACTGCTTCTGGAAAGTCTCTGATGATATATTCTGTTGTGAGATATCATGTTGAACGCGGACAAAATACTCTGATAGTTGTTCCGACGACTTCCTTAGTAGAACAGATGTATAAAGATTTTGAAGATTATGGGTGGGACGTAGGTTCATTTTGCCACAAGATATACGCTGGTAGAGAAAGGGAAACTAATTCCCAAGTGATCATCACTACCTGGCAGTCCATCTACAAACTCCCCCGAAAATATTTTGAACGATTTAACGTAGTTGTTGGGGACGAGGCACACCAGTTCAAAAGTAAGTCATTAATATCTATAATGACAAAACTTGCTGATGCAAAGTATAGATATGGATTCACAGGTACTCTTGATGGCACACAGACTCACAAGTGGGTGTTAGAAGGACTCTTTGGACCATCATACAAGATTATCAAAACTGAAGAGTTAATGAAGAAGGGGTATGTTGCTAAGTTGGATATTAATGTACTCCTACTGAAGCACCCTGGTCATAAATTTGAAAACTTTGAAGAAGAGGTCCAGTATATCATAACTCATGAAAGACGTAATAAGTTTATTCGTAATCTAGCACTTGATCTCAAAGGTAATACTCTCATCTTGTTTGCTAGAGTAGAAGGACATGGACAACCATTATATGACTTAATAAATACTGGTAGACTTGATGAACGACACGTATTCTTTGTTCATGGGGGTGTCCAAACAGAGGACAGAGAGAAAGTAAGGGAAATTACTGAAAAAGAGAACAACGCAATTATTGTTGCTTCATACGGAACATTCAGCACAGGTATTAACATTAAGAATCTGCATAATGTTATTTTTGCTTCTCCTTCCAAGTCCAGAATACGCAATCTCCAGTCAATCGGTAGAGTACTCAGAAAAGGAAATAATAAAACAAAGGCAACTTTGTATGATATTGCTGACGACATTTCCTACAAATCCCGGAGAAACTACACACTTAATCATCTAATTGAAAGAATTAAAGTTTATAACGAAGAAAACTTCAATTATGATATTGTAAACATACCCCTAAGGAGCTAATGGGAGAAGAATTTTATTGTACGGTCAAATTAATTACTGGTGAAGAAATATTCTCACTTGCCTGTGTTGATGATAATGATGAAGATCCTGTATTAGTTCTTCAAAATCCTGTAATTATGAAACATATTGAAACACGTAATGGATATGCCATTAAAGTTAAACCATGGCTTCAAATACCTGGCGATGATTTCTTTATTGTAAAACTTGATAAAATTGTTACTATAACTGAAGTTACAGAGGAAAGAATAATTCAGTTCTATAACAATTACTTAAACGATGAGCAAGAAGAAGATGATGGTGATCAACTCTTAGGGACCTCTAGTAATCAATCTGAAGTTACTAAAAAAATGGGATACGTAACAACAGTAGAAGATGCTAGACAGATGCTAGAGAACCTTTATAAACTTAAAGATAATAAAGAAAGCTAAAGCCAATCCTTGAAACCTCACAAAGGCACTCTACTCACATTTGGACATCTTGTCAAGCTTTAATTATGTGTTATAATATAAACATCAAGTATATTCAATAAAGTGATGTTATGTCTAAAAAGAAATCTGAGCATTACGTAAACAATAAAGAGTTGCTAGAGGCACTCATCGTCTATAGATCAAAAGTAGAACAAGAGTTTGTTAGTAGGCATGGTAGAGAACCTACGAAGGAAGATCGCTCAAAGCGTTGGGAAGGAAAACCACTAATCAGTAATTATTTGGGTGAATGTTTTCTAAAGATTGCTACGCATCTTTCTTATAAACCAAACTTTGTTAATTACATGTTCAGAGACGACATGATCTCTGATGGTATTGAGAACTGTGTCCAATACATTCATAACTTTGACCCAGAGAAGTCTAAGAATCCATTTGCATACTTTACCCAGATTATTCATTACGCTTTTCTGAGACGTATCCAGAAGGAGAAGAAGCAACTGGAGATCAAAACCAAGATTATTGAAAAGACTGGATTTGATGAAGTTATGATGATTGATGATACTGCTCTTACTGGCAGTAGTTCTGATTACAACACGATTAAGGATAACATCACTTATAAGAATAGATGAAGATTGCCATTATCACAGATCAACACTTTGGAGCACGAAAGTCTTCTAAGTTTCTTCATGATCATTTTAAGAAATTTTATGATGACATTTTTTTCCCATACCTAGAAAAACATAACATCACTACTGTTGTAGATATGGGAGATACTTTTGACAATCGTCGGAGTATTGATCTGTGGGCAATTGATTGGGCAAAGGAAACATATTATAATCGTTTGAGAGATATGGGCATTACTGTTCATACTATTGTTGGTAACCATACGGCATACTATAAGAATACAAACGAAGTTAATACTGTAGATTTGTTGTTGAAAGAATATAAAAATGTAAAAATTTATCCTGAGTGTGAGGAAGTCATGCTAGATAAATTGCAAGTTTTGTTTATTCCTTGGATTAATGCGGAAAATACTGAAAAAAGCATCCTATCTGTTAAAGGTTCAACTAGCAAGTGCGCGATGGGGCACCTTGAGCTCAACGGATTTAGAGCGCATCGCGGACACGTCATGGAAGACGGTATGGACGGCAAATTATTTGAGAAGTTCCAGCGGACATTTTCAGGTCATTACCATACACGATCAAACAACGGACGAATCTTCTACCTAGGCAATCCCTATGAGATGTACTGGAACGATGTGGATGACCCTAGAGGGTTCACAATCTTTGATACTGAGACTCTGGAGCATTTTCATGTTGATAACCCTTATAGCATCTTCTACAACATCTATTATGAAGATACAAATTATAAACTTTTTGATGCCACCAAATATAAAGCAAAGATCGTAAAGGTCATTGTTAAGAAAAAAACAAAACCTAAAGATTTTGAAAAATTTCTTGACAAACTTTATAGTGTTGGAGTTCAAGAACTTAAGATTATTGACAACTTTGAAATCCAGGAGAATGAAGAATTTGAGGCAGATGATTCGGAAAACACAATCTCCCTTCTGAATAGATATATTGATGAAGCGGAGATGGACTGTGATAAAAGTATTATCAAAGGTATTTTGCAGAAGATCTATGATCAAGCGTGCGAGGTTGAGTAATGTTTCTTCTCACCCTTAAAGACAAAAAACAAGAGGGTGCATATGCTGTTCAGAACAAGAATGGTGAAAAAGTCTTGTTTTTATTTGAGGAAGAAGATGATGCTGAAAGATATGCTATGCAACTTGAGGAAGAAGAAGATCCTACTGAATTAGAAGTTGTGGAGGTTAATGGACCACTTGCCATACGGACCTGTAGGTTGTATAATTACAGATACGCGGTGATTACACCGAATGATATTGTGATACCCCCAAATAATGATAACCTTTCAAAAGATTAAGTGGAAAAACTTTTTATCAACGGGCAATCAATATACTGAAATAGATTTTCAAGGTAAGGGTACAAACTTGATCGTTGGAACAAATGGAGCAGGTAAGTCAACTGTTTTGGATGCTCTGACTTTTGTTTTGTTTAATAAACCATATCGTAAAATTAATAAACCTCAACTTATCAACACCTCTAATGAAAGAGATTGTGTAGTTGAAATTGAATTCTCTGTAAACTCTCGTCAATACCTGGTTCGTCGTGGTATCAAACCTGGTGTATTTGATATTGTTGTAAATGGAACTAAGTTACATCAAGAAGCAGATGATCGTTCCATGCAACGCATTCTTGAAGAAAATATTCTTAAGTTAAACTATAAGTCTTTTACTCAGATTGTAATTCTGGGTTCTGCTGGGTTTACTCCTTTCATGCAACTCAGTTCATCTCAGCGTCGTGAAGTTATTGAAGATTTGCTTGACATTCGCATCTTCTCTGCGATGAATAATATTGTTAAAGATACTATTAAAGATAAAAAAAGTCAGGTCAGATCCCTTGATTTGAAGAGAGAAAATCTCAAAGATAAGATGAAGATGCAGAGCAACTTTATTGAAGAACTTGAGAACCGTGGTAAGGAAAATATTAAATCTAACAAAGACAAAATCACTTCTCTGATGGGTGAAGTTGATGAGTATATTGAAACGAATACTTCTTTGGAGGATGGTGTTAAAGATAAAACTGAGCAGCAAGAGGCGGTTACTGGCGCAAGGCAAAAGTTATCAAAACTAAACAATCTAAAGGGTAAAATTTCCCAAAAGGTAGGCACAATTACCAAAGAGCATCAGTTCTTCGCGGAGAATACGGTATGCCCCACCTGTCAGCAGGACATAGCAGAAGAGTTTCGCTTAAATAGAATTAGTGACGCTCAAGATAAGGCGAAGGAACTGAAGGAAGGTTACGATGAACTCGTTAACGCCATTAAGTTTGAACAAGATAGAGAGCGTCAATTTAATGACATATCCCAGGAGATCACTAATCTAACTCATGACATTTCTCAAAACAATACTCGGATTAACCTCAACCAGAGACAGATACGAGAACTTGAACATGAAATTCAAACTATTGCCAGTAACTTACAGAACAAAAATACTGAACATGAGAAGTTAGAAGAGTTTAAAACTAATCTCCACAATACAATTGAAGAATTAGTAGACAAAAAACAAGAAATCATCTATCACGATTTTGCCTATTCCCTTTTAAAGGATGATGGCGTAAAAACAAAAATTATCAAGAAGTATCTCCCTTTCATCAATCAACAGGTTAATCGTTATCTTCAGATGATGGATTTTTATATTAATTTCCATCTGAACGAAGAATTCAGCGAGTCTATCAAGTCCCCTATCCACGAAGACTTTTCTTATAGTTCTTTTAGTGAGGGTGAAAAGATGAGAATAGACCTTGCCCTACTCTTCACCTGGCGTGAGGTGGCGCGTGTCAAAAACTCTGCTAACACTAACCTGTTGATTATGGATGAGGTGTTTGACTCATCTCTTGATGGTTTTGGAACTGATGAGTTTCTAAAGATTATTCGTTATGTTATCAAGGACGCAAACATATTCGTAATCTCCCATAAGGTAGACATGCTTGACAAATTTGAGAATGTAGTCAAATTTGATAAGATCAAAGGGTTCAGTAAGGTAGTTTCCTAAATACCTAAAAAGTGTATCTGGGAATGAACTCCAAAGACCTGAGAAATATTTCTGAAGCATATCAAAACATTCAGGAGCAACCAAGACGAGCAACTAGAATTCCTGGTGCTACTGGTGGAGCAGTTACTGGATCTTTAAGATCGGGAAATTTATCTTTTCCTGGAGACAAGAGTGGTGCATATGATGCTACTAAACAAAAACCAAATCCTTCAACGATTAAAACACCACCTCCGACTGGGGGATTACTGGGATCTAGAAATGTCCCTACAATGAAAGATCTTGGTGCAGCACCAAAACCACAGTTTGGTCCTGGTGCTGTAAATCCACCAACTTCTGCTACTACACCTTCATTGAGACCAGGTGGTCAAACTCCAGCACCTGAGTTTAAGGTTACTCAACCTAGACCAAATG